AAGAACCTTTACTATAATCAATAGTCCAAACAAGGAGATTAAATGAAATACCCTTATATCAAGTTGGTTACTCCAACAGAAGTTAAAAAAGCCACTAATGGCAAGCTAGCACCAGCTATCCTTTCTAAGGTTAAGTGCGGTGGGCAGATGTGGCATAATGCTGCCGTTGCCTTTAATGCTATGTATGATGCAGCTAAGGCTGCGGGGATAAAACTTCAAAACATTGGCGACTATCGTCCATACGAAGCTCAGCTCTCTATGTTCAAGGATAGATATGATTCCAAGGACCATGGAAGAAATGTTAAAAGAACCTTTGAAGGCAAGACATGGTATCTAAAGCCTGGTAAGGCACCTAGTGCTTCTCCTGGTACTTCTAACCATGGTTGGGGTCTTGCTATTGACCTTAATGTTACCAATCCTAAGACAGCCAACTGGTTGTGCGAAAATGGTCCTAAGTATGGTTTCTATTTGCAGGGCAACGATCCTAAGTCGCCAGAGTTTGAACTTTGGCATTGGCAGTATTGCCTTGGTGACAAGATGCCAGACGGTATCGCTCATGCAGGTGGCCCAGCAGCAGCTGTAATAGATGAAAGCAATCCAGAAAGAGTTACGGTTGGAGCAAAGGGAGAATTTGTTAAGAAGCTTCAGCAAGCCCTTAAGGATAAGGGTTATTATGCTGGTGCTGTAGACGGAGACTTCAACCAAGCTACAGGCGAAGCAGTTAAGAAACTTAAGACAGGACATGGTCTTAAAGAAGATATGGTAGCTGGCGCAAAAGTATTTGCGATACTAGATATCTAATATCGATGGATGTTTTAAAAACTATTTTAGTTGTTGGTATTTTTTTATCAATGTTTGCAATGCCAGTAGCATTGTTAGCTATTATTATGGACACTATAAAAGAGTTTGATACTGAAATAGAAATAGACTAAATGATATGATATAATAATCTCCTTGCTACGGAGGCCGGTGCAGAACCCCAGTGGATTAATCTCTACTGGGGTTCTTCCCTTTTATGTGCTACAATATAGGTTCCAACGGAGGGAAGTGCTAAGCCCCAGTAGATTAATTTCTACTGGGGCTCTTGCTTTTTTACGGACTAATTTTTCTTTTGAGTTGTTACTATAGCAGTACATAATTGGAGGGGTCCAGTGAATATATTTGCAAAAATTAGTAAGGCTTTTTCGCGTTCGGCTGCATGGGTATTCGTACCAATGATTGCTGTATCTATTTTTACTTCAACTGGTTTTCAAGCAAATGCTACTGGAACACCTGTGTCTATACCAAATGCTGGCTTTGAAGATGGCACGCTAACAGGTTGGGTTAAGGGTTCACAGTCTGGAACACTTGGTGGCTCAATAACTGGGAATGGCACTGGTGTAACTGTATTTAGCGGCTCAAGGTCATTTAGTCATGGAGCAAACGGTGCTATGGGCAGTCCTACGCTTTCTAATGGCAGCGAAAACCCATACTATGCACCAGCGGTTGCTGCAGGTAGTTGGACTTTTTCGCCAAACAATGCAACGTATGCAGCACTTCTTCAACCAAAGGGCGAGCAGACATTCACGCAATCAACTGCTGCACTTGGTCTTTCTGGTAATCAAACATCTGCAATTACAACGATGCTTGGCCAGCAAGCTGCTGCCGCTGGCTTTGGAGGGGGTAATCCAACTGATGCTGCTTGGATAACTCGTGAGGTAGAACTAACTGCCGGTGTCACCTATAAGATGTCCTGGAACTATATGGCAACTGATTATGTTCCATATAATGATGGATCTATAACATCTCTTGTCCCTGTCACTGTTGCATCGACCCCAGTAATAACTGTAAATAACTTTGAGCAATCATATGCTCTGCTTGGGTTTACTAACCCAGGTACTGGTGATTACTCAACTAACTCTTATGGCTCAACAGGTTGGCAGATGTCGACATATGAAGTCTCAGTTAGCGGAACATATAAGCTTGGCTTTACAGTCTTTAACCTTGATGACACTGCACTTTCTCCAGTACTGATGGTGGATAGTGAGCTTGGATCAACTCAGCAATGCGCACCCAATGGTAGTAATTGTGCTGCTTTTGGTGGTGTTGAGGCAAATAATGAGACAGCTCCAACGCTTCCTCCAACTACCACTACTGAGCCAGCACCGACCACGACTACTACTACGAGCACTACTACAACAACCACAACAACAACAACAACCACCACAACAACAGTTCCAGATACAACAACTACAACTACTGCACCTTATTTTAATTCAATTAAAAACTTAACAGCTACAGCAAATGATGATGGGAGTGTGACGTTAGATTGGGATGCACCAGATGCAAGTAACACACAGCCGTATATGTATAATATTCTTTTTTATGATTTAAATAATAACACGGAGTCTGGTGGCTGGGGTGTTTGGACGTATGCTGCCAACACTACTTACACAATTGATACTTCAGGCCAAACCGGTTATGGCCCTGTAAGATTTAAAATTCAAGCAGGCACTGCCCCATGTGTGGGTGAGGCAGTGGGTAATTGTTTGTATGGTCCTCAGGAAGTTGCTGATGCAACAACATCAGGACCTGATACTACAACAACTACTACTACAACGACAATCCCACAAGTACCAACAGGCACGACAACAACAACTACTGCACCAGCGGTTGTTCTACCTCCTGTCGAAACAATCCCAACAGAAAATACTACTGTTTCAATCCCTGATTTAGACCCAACCCCAGTTTCAACACCTGAACCAGAAAATACTACTGTTTCAATTCCTGACTTAGACTCAAGTCCAGTTTCTGTTCCAGAGATAGATGAAACTCCAGTTTCAGTTCCTGATCTAGACTCAAATCCAGTTCCTACTCCAGAGCCAGAAGATACTCCAGTAGATATTATAGTTCCTGAAGAAGTGCAAGATGCTGCCGATGCTGCTGTAGCAGATATTTTTGACGGTCCATTATCAAATGGAGCACTTGCAGATGCTGTCGATGATCTTATCACAGAGGCTAATACACCAGAAGAATTAACTGCAGTAGTAGATTCTTTACTGTCGCAGGACCTAAACGATGAGCAGTTTGCAACAGTGATTGATTCTGTGTTTGATGGGCCTATGTCTGACGAAAACTTCTCTGCTGCAGTCGACGAAGTTTTCTCTGAGCCTTTGACAGTAGAACAATTCAGCGCAGCACTTGACGCAGTATTTGACGAACCAATTTCAGACGAGAAGTTTGATGCGATTATCTCTGCTGTCTTAGATGAACCTCTTACCGAAGAACAATTTTCTGAATTAGTTAATGTTCTTGAATCAGAGACTGTCACCGAAGATCAAGTCTCAGCAGCTGTTGATTCAATTATAGAAAACGAAATATCAGCAGATGAATCAGCTGAACTTTCTGCAAGCCCTAAGGTTTTGGAAAGCATAACCCCAGAGCAAGCTACAGAAGTTTTTGCTTCTTTGGATATTGCAAACGTAAGCCCAGAACAAGAAGCTGAATTGGCTGCAGCTCTTACAGACGCACCACAAGATATTAAAGAAGCTCTTGAGCAAGAAGTCGACATCTATGGCGACGGCTTTGATGATTACACCGCTGTTGGTTCTAACATTGACGTAGGAACTCGTAAGACGATGTTGGCAGCAACAACTGCACTGGCTGCAGCAGCTGCTTCAATGGGTGGCACTGGAGGAGGACTCGGTGGTGGTTCTGGTTCTGGCGGTGGTCCAAATAATAATAAGCCAGGTGGAGATGGCATGCCAGCTGGAAGAAAAGAAGAAGAGGAAGAAGAAGAAGTTGAAATAGAGGGCCCTGAAGGCCCCGAAAAAGGTAACTTTACAAAAAATAGCATATTTAAATACCAGGAGGGTACAATGAACAGGAAATTTAGTCCATGGGGCTTCATCAAGAAGTTTTCAAGGGAAACCGCAGCAATGGCTTTTACTATATCTGGAAGTGTGATCGTTTTCGCAACACTTTCTGGTGATACTAGAAGGATAACACTAATAGCAACGTTATCTGCATTTGCAGTGCATTATGTATACGTAATGCTAAAGAATGACGAGGACTAATGGAAGAGGATAAGGGTATGTTACAAATAAAAAATATTATCTTAAGAATCATTGCTACATTTGCAGCTTCCGGTCTTGGCGTCATTGGAGCAGGAAGTATAGCTGGTGTTCCACTTGTCAAGGCTGTGCTAATGGCCGGCATTGCCGGTGTTGCTGTTGTTATAGAAGGATTGTCAAGGGCATTCTTAGATGATGGAAAATTGTCTACTAGAGAAATTAATGAAGTGTTTAATAGCGTAGACAAAAAAGCAAGGAAAGCATCTACCGAATAGAATTAAAGGTTACTTGTATTCTTCCTTTATGGAATCTAAAAATTCTTCTTCTTTTTTCCAAAGATCTTTTAATCTTTCTTCCAAAGACTTAGGATCAATGGATTCATCTAGCTCAATAGACAAATCATTTTCTAATTTTGGGTCGTTCATTTCTCTTGCCTTCATTTTTTACTTAGCTATACAACCTCTTGAACAATACTGTTGAGAGTTGTGCTCATATATTATACCCTTAATCAAGTTTCTATTGCAAGTTGGGCAGGTAAAGCCTGCTGTTTTGTAACCTATGTACATAGTAGCTTTGCCTAGGAGCTCTGCTTCCTTTGTTGCCGTCCCAGAATTAACCTTGTTTGGCTTCTTCGCTGCCATAACGCACCTCCATATTTTGATTAAAGTTATGTTTAATAGTAAACAGGTGTGCAAAAAGAAAACACTTGTGCTATCATTTAAGGATGAAAAATAAAAGTGGATACATTTATGAGGGCTCAGAAGACCTTGAGATTGACCCGGAAGATGTTAAAAATATCTATGTTCTTGAGAACTTTATATCTCCTGAAGACATAATTACTTTAAAAAACTATATAGAAAATGCTGACTTTGAGCTTAGCGACTACGGCGTGCATGAGTTCCCTCTTGCGGCACTTCATTTCAGCGGTGAAGTAGCAACCCTAATGCAGGGCTATAGGGATAAAGCTGCCCTTATCCTAGAAGAAACTTTTGATTGTAGCGTGGCTAGATCTGAGATAGCTAGCTTGACTAAGTATGCCACTGGGCAAAACTTGAACGAGCATGCAGATAAGATTTGTGAATCATGGAGAGACTTGAGTACCTCGATGTATTACAACGATGACTATACTGGTGGGGAGCTTTTCTTTAGCCAGTACGATCTGTCTTTTACCCCTAAGGCTGGCATGATGATCTATTTTCCTGCAGGCGGTAACTATGCTCACGGCGTTAACGAGGTGACCTCAGGCAACCGTTATGCTACGACTACCTTTTGGAAGGTAGAAAAATGGAACTCAATTCAATACTCGTGATATAATATAAGTCTTAAAACTATTTCGTAAATTTAAGTTTTACTCAAATTTGCTTTTGGGCTAAAAAATTTTTTTCACTTTTTTTGTCTGTATAGGTTTTAAAGTAATTATTCCGCACAGAAAGAATTTTCAAAAATGGACAGTTTTGGCAAAACGTACAATAACGTAAGTTTTTCTGACATATTAGAAAACTATGATTATTATTATAATAGTATTTTAGATTATAAAGTTATAGTTTTTAAAAACATTGATTTTGGCGATAAATCTGTATCCCAGTCGCTTAGCTCTTTATTCTCAAAAGAAGAAGATGTAAGAATACACAATAAAAGCTTTGATGATAATTTCGACTATTTTACAGAAAAAAATGGAAAGCTTCCTTCAAAAGATGATTATCTAGTTCGATGGCAAACTGATAATTGCTCAGATATAGAGCCTAGCAATATTAGCTGCATTTATATGGATTCTGTTGGAGACTCAGTTGGCCTAAGTGAAACAAAATGGGTTAATCTTGAGAATGTATACAATATGATCAATGAAGAAGATATGAGCTTTATCTTAAAGATTAAGTTTAGATGGTTAGATGAGGGGCTTGCAAAATTTCCGCTGCAAAGAAAAGATATAGGCCAAGAAGACAGCCATCCTTCTTGGAGAATACACCCAGAAACAGGTAAGCCAAGCATATTTTATGGAGGGCTGAATACCCTAGGAAAAGACAACGATAAATGGCAAAAGCATATATACAAGCTTCGTGACGTTTTTTTTGAGGATAACTTAAACATATTTAGCATAACCTGGGAAGAAAAAGACCTAGTAATATGGGACAACAGATGCACGGCTTACAGCTCAATGGGTGGCTTTAGCCCTGGGCAAGTAAAGTTCACTAAGGTAGAAGCTGGGCATTCTAAGCCTGTTAATAACCTAAAATAGCAATAAAGCTATTACTATAAACAAAATACAACTATTAATAAATGGAGATTATATGTATAAATTTTTATCAGAAATGGAAGATAAGCTTCCAGCTTTAACTCCAGCAGAGAGTGACTATGCCAACGGTCTTTTAGCTATTGCTAAAAAATATGGAAAATTAGCCGACAAAGACAAAAATGGCATTTGGGTTGGTTATGTTTCAAGACAAGAAAATGAAAATTATGAAATTGGAGTACGCTGCGAAAACTGCGTACTGCATGAATCAGAATACGTTTGTAAAATAGTTAAAAGAAGAATTGAACCAGGTGGTTATTGCAGATTAGCAGCTATACCAGATGGCGTGGTCGGCAAACAAGCAGACGACGGCTCGGACGATGATTCAGATGCCGAATGATGAACCTACGGAAGAAGTTGTTCTTTCGAGGCGTAATAAAAAAAGGTTTAATAAACTAGTTGTTGGTTTAGATAAAAAAATTACTGATTTAGAGCAACAGAACGCTGCATTAAAAAACAATGCTGAGACCTTAAAAGACCAGATACAATCAATTAATTCTGTAGAGCTAATCGAAAAAAAAGAAATCTTGTCAGAATACGATAAAGCTCATAAAGAGTATTTAAAAGCACAGACTGAAAACGAAGAGACCGATAGAGAGCTATCTAAACAGTCTTCTTCTACGTCCGAATATGGGGCAGAGATAATATGGTTCTCCGTAGTCATAGGCCTTGTTTTTGATTTCTTGCTATGGAAAGATATATTTGCTGGCAAGTTTGGAACTGATTCTTGGGCCGAAAGGGCCGAAAGGGCATCGGCGATAATACTTGCCTTCTCTTATGCTTTTGTCTGCGCTCAGTTGGGTGCATCTTATGCTATTAAAGCTTTAAGCGACAAAAGAAAGAACTCAACAAATCCAAAAGAAATAGAAATATACAACAAATCTACAGCAAAAAGCTCTTTAGGAATTAATGTATTTCTTTTTAGTTTGTTGACAATTTTATCTACTTCAGCTAGGTATGCCCAACCATCTTTAACTATGTCCGATAAATTTATTCTTTCCTTGGCTGCAACAAGTATCGGGCTTGTTATATCGGCAATAGCTTATTGGTATACGGATGTTTACGACCATTTTATTAAGGCAGCAAAGAAAAAAGAAGAGAAGGCAAGAAAAAACTTTTATAGTTTAAACAAACAGATTAAGGAAAACAAATATGAAAATTGATTTTAAAAAGATAATAGTTAGAACTTCAGTCGGTCTAGTGTTGTCTATGATTTTAGCTTACATTTTTTGGCCAAAATCAGAACCAGTGGAAATCACAACCGACGCTTCTACGACAATAGTGCAACCAATAGTTGCAGATCCACCATGTCTTGTTTTCTACCAAAAAGATAAAGATGTTCCAGTCTTCGAAGAAGGCATGGCATGCGTAGAGGTTTATGTTACGAAATACACACGTGCTTATTATTCAGCTCTTAATGTAGTTTGTAGATCATCCAGTGATGGTAAAACAGTCAACAGAAATGATCTTTCCGCTAAAAGAGCAAAGGCTTTGCAATTTTCTTTGTTAGAAAAAGGAATAGCTTTTGAAGATATTAAAGTTACATCACTTGGCGATACATCTCCTTATCCTGGTATAGATCCAGATAGCGCCGATGGCAAGATATTGAATAGATCTTGTGAGATCACAGGTACTATAAAACAATGAGAGTATGGATTGACCAAGACCTGTGCACCGGAGACGGGCTATGCGCAGAAATAGCACCAGATGTATTTACGATGATGGATGACGGTCTGGCTTACGTAAAAGAAGGTGACAAGATATTCTGTGCTGCTGTTGGTAATCCAGAAGGGGCAGCAGGTTTAGCTTCTTTTTCCGACGACAGACTTGAAGATGTTATCGAATCAGCCGAAGAATGCCCCGGTGAATGCATCTTTATCGAGCCTTAAGGCATTCTCTTAAAATAACGAAAGTCTGGTAAAAAATGCTTGTTGACGATTTCATTAATTTAGTCAAAAAAAATGGCACAGACCTAGGTCCTTTTTTAGAGCAAAACGCTGCAGAAAAGCTTCCTCATATTAAAATAACTGATATTTTTGCAACGCACTTAGGTCTTCATGGTGCACCTAAGAAGGTTTCTGATACAGAACTAGATAGATTAGTTTCTTCTGGGTCTGCTACCGAGATACTTAGAGGCACTGGGACGGAGGACGTTGCAACTTCTTTTTTATCAGGAACGTCTGGTTTTGGCTCATATGACGAGGGCGGACCTGGCCATTATTTTACGATGGAATCCCTTAGTAAGTCTGAAGTAAAAAAAATGGGGTTATCTATAGACCCAGAATATAAAGGTACAACTGCGGCGTCAATGACCTATCAAGCCTCCCATTATGCGGGAGACGGTAAAACTATGATTAGGGCAGGTTTACCAGCAGACGCTAGGATTGGAACACTTAAAGCTGTCCAAAATGAGATAGCAAATTTAAAAAATGGCAAAGGGCAACTTGCCGTTTTTAGAGCTGACTTAGTTGATAATGGAGACATGCAAGCTGTAAATTTATTTGACAATATATTTAGAGCAAATGGAGAAGATAGTTCAGGGATAGCTGGAATGATTTTGGGATACGACGGTATGACTATATCAGAAGGCGCTAATGAAATAAAAATTCTTGACAGATCAAAATTATTGACAACAGAAGCAAGAACTTTAGAGCAAATGGATGCTCTTTACCCAAGGACTAAACCAAATAGTAAAATGCGCGGTGCAGGGGTTAGGGGTCATCATATAGAGTCTCATTCAGAGAGAAGAGCTCTGCTTGAAAAAAGAGCAACATCAGTATCTTCATACAGGGCTGCTGCTCCACCTAAACCATCTTATAAAATATCTACCGCTCCTCCACCTCCTGGCTCAATAGGTGGAGTCCCGATGCCTAAGATGGCGGGTAGAGTAGTCCCACCTAAGAAGGCAGCTAAGGTCATTGCCCCTAAGGCATCAAAGTCTTTAGGTAAAAAGCTGATTGGGCCACCAAAGCCTACTGGTCCAAGACCATTTGCTGCACTTGGTAGGGCTATAGGATTTATGGAAGAAACTAAGAAACTAAACGCCATAAGACCTCTGCCTCAGGCTGCTTTAAGCGTAGCTCCACCTAGCGTGGCTACTGCTGTTGTATCGGCAGCGACTACCGCAGCAGCGAGTGCAGCCACTTCTGCTGGCGCATCATCAGCAGTAAAAAGTTTCTTAAAAAGTGGAGTAAAAGCAGCGTCAGGCAATAGTGTTCTTAAAAAAATGAGACATCCAGCTGCTGGAGTAGCTGCGATTGGGTTAGCTACCTCCGTAGCCATAAGTAAGCGAAGCCTTAACAGAAAAGAAGAAGAACAAAGAAGATACTAAGCTTTTTTCCAAAATGTGGTATAGTATTGCATGGGAATGTTTGATACGATAGAAATAGATTTTCCACTACCGGTAGCGTTATATATAGAGCACCCGATAAGGTCGTATATATCACAATCTATCTACGCAGATGGCTTTCAATGCAAAGACCTAGAGTGCCTGATGGACAATTATTTTATAGATAATAATGGTTTTTTATATAAAAGCGGTAACAATATATGGGAAAGCCCTAATGACGTTGAGCCATTAAAAGTAAAGATGTATTATCACGGACATCTGCGAGTATATAATATGGTGCTGTTAGAAGACCAAATTGATAAGCAAAAAACTGTGTGGTTGGAATACGATTTGAAGTTCACTGATGGTATACTAGTGGAGGCGAAGATGATTCGTCCAACTAAAGAGGAAATTGATGGACTACACAAAAACATATAGAGAAATATATAAAGCCGTAAAATCAGATGGCATTGAGCACGAAATTGCACATAGAATATCTAACAAAATCACCGATGCAATTGTTGACTTATCTCTTTTAATAGAAGGCAAAGATAAAAAAGTAGCAAAGATTGCTATAGATTTTATTAAAAAAACTTATACAAATTAATAATCTGCGGATATAAGTTAATGGTAGACCAGCATGTTTCCGACCTGCTTGTGGGAGTTCGATCCTCCCTATCCGCTCCAGTCTCAAATGGTATGTTGTAGAGCATATTTTTTGAATTAAAAAAAGGAAAGAATGAAGAAAGTATTATTAACGGGTGCTGGTGGTTTCGTTGGCCACCACACTTTAGAACATTTATTGAAGCTTACAAATTGGGAAATAGTAATAACTGACTCTTTTAGACACCGAGGTGTAACTGATAGAATTACATCTATAGGATGCTGGGAATCAGAAAAGCACCGCGTAAAGTTGATCACCCATGATTTGACTGTGCCATTTTCAGATGTAATGGTAAAAGAGATTGGCGATATTGATTATATTATTTCTATGGCTTCAGATTCTCATGTAGATAGATCAATCACTGACCCAGCTCCATTTATAACAAATAATGTTGCTTTGATAGTTAATATGCTAGAGCTTGCAAGAAAGCTTAAGCCTACAGTATTTTTGCAGGTTTCAACAGACGAAGTTTACGGGCCAGCTCCAAAGGGGTATGCTCATAAAGAGTGGGATACTATCCTTCCTTCTAATCCATACTCAGCTTCTAAAGCAGCACAGGAAGCTGTGTGCGTATCTTACTGGAGAACATTCGGAGTCCCGGTAATTATAACTAATACAATGAATATAATTGGAGAAAGACAAGATCCGGAAAAGTTTATTCCAAAGATTATGTATTGTTTAGAAAAAAATATTCCGATGATGATTCACGGTACAAAGAATAATATTGGATCAAGATTTTACTTACATGCTCGAAACCAAGCTGATGCTTTACTTTATATATTGGATTACTTAGAGCCAACCTCATACCCTAATTCTGACAGACCAGATAAGTATAATGTAGTTGGGGAAAAAGAAATAGATAATCTAGAAATGGCAAAGCTAGTAGCAAAGTACTGGGGTAAGGAACTACAGTTTGAGTTCCAGGACTTTCATACAACAAGACCAGGTCATGATTCAAGATACGCATTAGATGGACGTAAACTGCAAGAAGCAGGATGGAAACCGCCAATGTCTTTAGAGTCTTCTCTTCAGTCTACTGTAGAGTGGACAAAGAATAACCCAGAATGGCTTTGGAGAGAGCTTTCTTAAAAATATTTAGGCAAAGCTTTGAAGTATTCTTCTACCACTTCTTGCAAGTTGTAGAACTTTAGCACCACTCGCCGAGCTAGCTACTCCAGAAAGAAATGACCTTCCGGCAGTTGAATCTCCAATTGCTCGTGTTGCAACTTTTGCAGACTGAGCGGCTTCTGAGGCTATAGCAGCAGGCTTGGCTGATGAACCCATAACAATGAGTGGTCGTCGTCCAGCCCCTCTGCTGTGTACGCCTGCAACTAATCTCGTGATAGGATTTTTTGTTAAAGTATCAGCTTTTTCGGTTTCGGAAAGAATCATTCTTCTACCTGTTCCAGCAGGAATTCTTCCGGCGTCAAATTCCGCGTTGTGTAAACCAGCTATATCACGCATTCCACTTACAACTCTTTCTATTTCTGTTGAATCATAACCTTGAGCTTGTAGTATCTTTCTTACAGATGGAAGATGCAGGGTATCTGCATCAAGTGTTCGTGTAGACAAAGCTGTCGTTCTATTATTTTGGTAATGTTCGGTTAGAAGTGATGTTAACGAATCCTGGTGCTCTTTTCCTAAGTCATTAAAAGCTTGTTCACCTAAGTAATGTTTAGAGTAATGGTGCCATTGGGATCCGTGTTTCACCAGCGTAGCCTCTTACTTCACTGTTTATAAACCTTCTAGCAAGATTATCTACTTCGCTGTTTCTTCCTAATTTTCCTACTCCAGTTGGGTTCCACAGTGGGCCATTAGGGCCGTCTATCACTTCTCCAGATAGGTGCATGCCAGCTTGATTAGCTACTAATGGTAAATCCATTTTAGGAGCGGTTATAATAGAAAAATCATCTGCAAAAGCTTCTTCTCTTACCGAAGCCAACAGTGCTTCGACTTTTGATCCTTCGCCTGTTTCGCTGTAAATTCTAAAAATATTTTGCACGTTAGCTTGTTGGCTAGTATTTAGGGTTTTTATATCTCCAAAATATTTAAAATTTAATAAATTATCTGTGAGAGTAGGCTGTGATTGTGGCCCTGGAGGTAGATATACCAGATGACGAGCTCCCGCGTCGCTTAGGCCGAGCGTTTTGCTCCATTGCCTTAAACATCATTTCACTTATATGCGATGGAAGTGTTGCTTCTTTTCTATAAGTTGATAGTACCTGTTCTCTCATCCAGTAATATCTTAATTTTTTGTCTTCAAGCGGTGGAAGAATTCTATAGCCATCAGAGCCAAAGAAATCGAAGTCTGCGCCAGCTTTTGATCGTGTATTTGCCCTGTCTGCACCTGTTGCTATCATATGTTCTAATGAACTAATATTTGACTCGATAGCGTCAGAAACAACGTGACCTGTCTCATGTCGCGCTATACGGCCTATCTCAGATCTTCCATAAGAGAAATCTTGTTGATTTTTTATCCAAACTTTAAAGTTACCCGATTGCCAGTGTCCACCAGCTTTTCCTTCTCCATTATCACCGGGATTACCAAAAACCAGAGAAAGAGGACGAGTCTTTTTGCTGTAATCATAAGAGCTTACATGCCCCTTGGCGCGTCCGGAAACCAACCATTGCCGATAGTGCACCGCCTTGAGTTTCTCTTTCAACGCCAGATAAAGCCTCTCTAAGAAAGGTATTGACAGTTCTTGTTGTAAGCTGCCTATCTTGACCACCAGTTAGTTCTAAGGCTATCCTTTGGGCTTGAGACAAGTCCATACCAGAAACTGAGCCAGCTTGAGCACCAAAGTCGCTTAACTCCATTTGGTAAGGCCCATGTTTGCTACCCGGGATCTTTTTTGGCCTCAACATTTTTTCTGGGTCGTTAGAAAAATAGAATGCATCGTAAATAGAGCTAAAACTGTTCAAAGCTATTACTGGTCTATTGGATGACATAAGGATATAGTAACCCTTTTTTGGCTAAAAGGATTTAAAGATTAAAATAGTGTCCATTTTTATAGGGCAAACTTTTTTGTTGCGCCAACATACCAACCTTGAGCGAGGCAAAGTGTCCTATAATACTTTTACGGCTAATCGACTCATCTATAGGCATGTCGCCTCTATGGACTGTATGCCCGTGCCAAAATATAACGTCACCCTTCTTTGCGGTGAATGTAACACCTGGTGGGGATTCTTTTAGTAGCTTTTCTGCAAAGTACTCTGAAGCTTTTTCGCTTAAATGATTTGGATAAATTTCTTTAAAATCAATATCCCATTTGTGAGATTTTGGTATAAGCTGAAATGGGCCAGATCTGTAATCAATGTCTTCTAGGGCTACCCAAACCCCTATGTGATTATCGGCATGGTCTTTGTCT